AGCGTAGCCGCCCGCGCACAAACCGGATTTCCGCTTTCCCGTATATGTAGTCGTGAAAATATGCTGTGTCTGTTCTGGCCGGAATCAGAAGAACAATCGTTGTCCCGCTCCGGGATTCTTCATAGGCTTTGCGAACCCACTTCCCGGTTTCTCTTCCGTATGGAGGATTACAAAATACAGCACCCCCCTCCGCAAGATTCCACGGGCTTTTCAGGCCGTCGGTTTCCGGCGTGTAATACGCTGGGCATTTTGCACTTTTGGCCGTCGCCGCCGCGTCCAGCACAAACCCGAATTCATCATTCAGTTGGTCGAAAAAGTCCTGCGGCGTGCAATAGTCCATTTTCTTACTGCTCAATAACGCCGCGTTCATTCCGCGTCCCGCTCCTTTGCGGCTTTTACCGCCGTCGGAATATCCTCGCGGCTCGCGCCCTCAACCTCCACGCGCACAACGTCGCCCGTTCGATATACGGCAATCTTCCGGGCGGGGTGAACGGCTCTGATAATTCCGGCCACGGCTTCGCCCGCGGCGGCGATCAGGACCACGAACCCCAGCCAAACCCAAAAAGACGATAAAACGAATCTCAAAAACTCCACGTTACTTCCTCCGTTCCAGCCTTTCGGCTATGTTCAGAATTCCCTCCATTGCGTCACGAATGTTCGCGTCGGCTCCCGCCTCGATTGACAGCACCCGCGCAATATCCCGCAACTCTTCCGCGGCTTCGACGATCTCCGCCGCCGCGCCGGATTCCTCCATGCAGGCCGGGCAAAGCGGCAACCCTGCCGCGGCCAGCGCGCCGCACTTTTCGCACTTTCGGTTTTTCACCGCCTGCGCCCCCTTATTCTGCGTCCTTACGCTCCACGGCCCACGTGCAATCCTCGCACTCTTCCAATTCGCCCGTATCGAGCGGGCAAGGCTGATTGTCAGCCCATTCAGGCTTTCCGCAGTCGTATTTCATCGGTTTCCCTCCATTTCTCCGCCGTGGCCGCGCAAGGCCAGCATTTTTTCACGAACCAGCTTGTCCACCACTCGGCCCGGCGTTTTCTGCCCGCTGATCTGCATAAGCCGTTCGAGGTTATAGGCCGTCTGCGGTGTGACGCGTACCGTCATTTTCTGTCGGTGCTGTTTCTTCATTGCTCCCGCTCCTTTCGCATGTGTGGCCGGGGCATTCCCGCCCCATGCTCTCCCTGTTGTGTACCTGGTCCAAAAAGAGGACCGCCCCGTTAAACTTCACCTTGAACGGGGCAAGGTTTTCCGCGGTGACGTACTTCCTGCCGAACCACTCTTTCATGTCGCGCCATACGGTCCACGGAACAAAGAAGAAGTCGTTCCCAATCCCGGCGCACACGGCGGAGATTGCGCCGCGCTGGTGGTGCTGTTCCAGCGCGTCCCGCTGTTCCTGCGTCAGCACGTCCCATTTCAGGCGGTCCGTTGTGGTGTACTTCGCTTCAAAGACGATTGACCGCCCGCCCGCAATTGTCCCTTGAAAATCGGGCTGTGCGCGGGCCGTGAACCGCCCTTTGAAGATACCGTCGCGGCTCTTTTCGAGGACCCGAAACGGCTCCGGGGTCTTATCCACCGTCGCCCGCTCGCGGCGCGCATATAAGGCGCACCCAGCTTTTATGGCCTGCTCGAAAAAATGCCCTTGCGCGTTGTTGACCTTGTTTTGATAGCGCAAGGCCGCGCGCTGGTGATCTATCATCGTTTATCCCTCCGTTTTCTCCCGCTCCCGTTCGTCATGGTCTGGACATGGGAACGGCTCTGTCCGGTAGCACTCTTCGCAACATTCCCCCATGTGTACGGCTCCCCGCCGCAATTATCGTGGAACAGGCACTTTCGGCAAGCGTCGTCTGCCGTCCTGCCGTCGCAATATTCTTTGATAACGGCAACTGCGGCGTTCAATGCCTGCGCCTGTTCTATCAGGTTGTCGCGCTCCATTCATGCAACCTCCGTTCTTTGTGACGCTCCAAGTATTCGCCCCAGCTTTCTTTCAGGTATGACCGCCCGTAAATGAACCGCTGTGCGAATTCCTTTTGAAGCGCGTTTGGTATGATTCCTTTTCTCTCGTTCCGCTCCGGCTGGGCGTATATGCTGATACCCTTTAGGCGTTTCAGCCGTTCCACCCGGTAGGCCGCGTTCTCCACGTCCTCTGTGACAAGCAGGTAAATAAACAGGTTGTACGGCTTCTTCCCGTGTCCTTGTCAATTTCGCGGCAAATCGCCATAAGGCGCATAGGCTTCCGCGGCTCTTGCTCCGGGCGGCGCGGCTCCCGCTCGGACCGCCTGCAATCGCATAGTTCGCCCGCGTCCAAATGCGCCCCGCAATTCGGGCATTCCCGGTAAGGCGTTCCCATGTTGACCGCTCCTTTCTATTCTTTCTTCCTCAATTTCAGGTATATTGACCAACCCGTGAAGTCGTTGTATTTGTACTCAATCCCGTAATCTTCGTCCGTCAAGGTCCAGCCGGGGTATTTCTTTTCCCAAAACTCCCGCCCCGGACGCTCCCGCGCCCACTTCTCGATCTGCCGCCGATTGTACTTCCCGTCATTCGTCCGGCTGGTGGGGCGTTCAAGGTTCTGCGAGGAAGTCCACCGCTTCTTCCCGCCGCTTTGCTTCACAAGGTAGACACAAAGGGCGGCTATGCCGTTTTCATCGGCTTGCAGTCGGTCAGCATTGCAAAATCCGATTCGATCGCCTTTCTTCTGCCCTTTGCGTTTCCGCTTTCTCCACAACTCTTCCACCACGTCACGGTCTAACCCGCCGTTCATAACGATATGGTGATGAATACGAACGGGTGTGTCGCTGTTTCGTTTGGTGGTGTATGACGTGATCAGCAGGTATTTCAGCGGCGGCAATCCCTCTTTCTCCCTGCGGTATGAAATCCGGCGGAGGTAGTTTGTCGCCTCCCGCTCCGCGTCCTCCACCGTGGCCGGAAGATATTTCGGGCTGTATGTAGCCGATACATGAAGCGCGTCCGGGTCGTCCCCGAAATTCAGGTTCCCAAGCTGGATAAAATATCGCCGGGCGTTTATGTCGTTCAGGTTCTTTTGCTTTGGCTCCGATTCTCGCACTTTCTTCGAGCGGGTCCGCCTTGTGGCTCTGTACTGTGCGTCTGTGTACTGGAATATGTCAACTTCCCGGTAGCTCTTTCCGCAATAGATTTTCTTTTCTCTGATAAATGTTCGCACTTTGCTTCACCCTCTTTCTGTGGATGATGAAGCGGGCGTGTCCTGTCTTTCCGGTCTGCTCCCCGTCAGGGCGCAAAGGGGGAAGAGGGTTCCTATCCTGCGCCCCCTCCCTCTTCCCCCTTTGCAATCCCTCTTTACCCTCGGCGGCGCAAAAAGAGAAAGTGAAGAGGGAAGAGGACGTGGAGCGGGGTCACTGAACCCGTGCTTTCTTCCTGTCTGCGTAACAAGGCTTCGTCGGAATGATAATACCCATTACAAGCCCGCTACGCCGCATAAAAACGGCGTTGTTTGTTGACTTTTCCGCCGTTTTTTGCTATACTTCTAACAGGTTGATAGATGATTTTTTATCGGCGGAATCCGCTTCGCGTTGCTTTGCAGAACAGCGCGGGGCGGTTTTCTCTATTCACTTTTCGGCGGCGGGGAGGGTTTAACCCTCCGCCGCCTTTTTGTCTGCTTCTTCCTGCGCGATCTCTTCCGCGTCCAGCTTCGCCCGGAACAGGGCGGCAACTGTCTCGCCCAGCGCGTCGCCCCACAAGTAGGGCGGGTAATCGTTCAGCGCGGACATGATCGCGTCCACGGCTTCCAGCTTCATTTCTTCGCGGCGCGCGGCCTGCTCTTCTTCGTCGTCCTCTCTGGGGATAGGTACCAAAATTTCAGATTTCAGATAGCAAAGCGGGCGCACGCCCCAGTTGCCGTAGTACGCGTCGATCCAGTCCATTGCGCCGGAGGAATTGACGTAGCGGACGCTGTACGGGTATTCATGGTCGCACGTCCACGGGGTCAGGTTCCAGCACCACGCGTCAACGGGCGGGGTGATCTCTCGATACTTTCGGCAAAGCGCGTCGGACCGCAAAGCGATCTTGTCCACGGCGGCCCCGTAATCGGTCATTCCGTCGTCTGCGGTCAGGTCGCTTTCCCAATCAAGGAACGCGGATCGGTTCGCACCCTCCGCAACCAGCGCGTCAAGAAACGCTCCGTTCAGTTCCCGGCGCAAAGAGGATTTCCGCCAGTCGTTGCAGTTCTCTTCAT